TACGCATTTGGTTGATTAAGTAACCCACCACTGTATAGCAACACCCCGTTTTTATAATGACGATATAAACGTATAAATGTATCCGACTGTTTTGTAATCATCGGTAGTAAACAAGTTTTACTTTTTATAACGTCTTGTATTTCCCACTTAAAAAACCCAGCGGGATTCGCATCATCACAATGCTTATGTGTACATTTATCGCACTGGTATCGGCCGGTGTCGTCGGAACCGACCTCAAGTGCGATTATTAGTTTTTTGAGTCTTCCTCGTTAAGGCTACTCATACGTATAATTTCAGAAAATAATTCTGTTAATACGCCAACAGGCAAACGCCCAAAATTTAAACGTGAAAACTTTATAGCTTTAGATTCTGCGTCAGTGAAATTATCCCAACCAATCAACCCGTACTTTAAAGTTTTCTTCATTGTGCTTTCAGAAAAAGACATCATGCCGTCATCGTCGATGTTACCTTCTGCCATAACGCCCATGTATTGTTGACCATCCAAAGGCTTTAATTTGAAGCGCGTTGGATTTTCATCCTCACGATCTTCTTCCACAATGTATTCTACATCTGTAATTGGTGCGCTTGCTACTATCGCCATAATATTATTTTCCTCTATTTTAAGTGAACGCGATTGAAGATTCATCATCCGTTGTTGATTCAGATGCTGCATATGTTAGATCCAACGTGCGTATACCGTCCCGGTCTCCCGGGGCAATATCCCGGTAGTAAATAGCCGGTTGTGAAATATTGATTATGTTACCTGCGGTTGAACCAATCGCACCAGACGCTAACGCAGCAGCAACACCATTACGGAAATTAGCATCAAATGCCTCGTCTGCAATCAATTGGTGTTCAGGATCTAGTGACCCGTTTACATCACGTTTAGTTATACGTATTTCGCCAAAACCATCGGTTGCCGCTGGGCTAGGTGGCATTGCCAATTCATTACCCATATCGAACGCCCATGCACTAATTATTTGACCATAGCCGTCAACAGTAAACGATGCATTAATAAACGGCGCTGGTATTACCGAATCGTATGTTGCTGCTGGTAACGCAATATCTGTAACAGCAGACACATGGCCTGTCATTGTAAAACTTGCTTTCGGTATTCCCCCAACCTCTAAATTGAAATTAACATTACCACGACAACCCGTTAGTTTCATCAACGTACCGTCTTGATAATAATAAATCGTTACAGATTTATGACCTGTGGATGCTGGGGTGTATGTAACAGACGTAACCGCAACCACAGTTTCTAACATACCGCATGCTTCCAATAAATCGCCCATCTCAGGGGCAACACCAGCCGAACCCGAACCTTTCATTTCAACATCAAATGTTAACGTGCGTAACATACCACCGTAAACATGTTGTAATTGCCCGAGGCTAGCCCGCGCAGCAGGACGCTCATTCATACGCAAACCTTCGTTCGCCCATGACTGGTTTTCGACAAGTACAGCATCATCTGCGGCAACGGGTACTGGGTCGGTGTTATACGTTACTTCTTCCTTAACTAAAATAACTTCACGATTAATAATCATTTCGTATCACTCCCAGTTTCTTCCTTCACAGGGTCGACAGCCTTTTCTGCTGGCGATTTTTGTTCTTTAGCGCCACCATGCTTAACCTCAATTTTCTTGCGTTTACGTTCTTGTTTAACCTTATTAACCTTAGTCATGATGCTGCCCTCTTAATCAAAGTTCGCCCAATTAGAGCGATATTTCACTTCATATGTTAAACGTTGTTGTGCGATTGGCCTGTCACCTTCTGGGCTAACTATTGGGCGTTCTGTTCTGTCCGCACGAATATATTTAACAATGTTCGGTAAGCCTAACGTATAGTCTGCCATTAAAGCGGCGTGTACTTCACCGCGCATTGTATTTAACTCGGTAATAACTGTGTCCCTGTCATTACGTGCTAGTAAATCAATATCAACGGTTAACGACCAGTCAACAAACTGTTGTGAAAGTTCGTCTTCAACTATATCTTCGCCTTCGTTAATAACAATAAACGGTAATGCACTCTGTTCTATACCGTAAGCCTGTTCACGTTGGACATTGTCGTCTGTGGTTGTTAAACCTGTTAACGCATCTTTAATAGCCTCTAGGATATCTTCTGTGCGCATTAATTAGGTGCCTCTAAAATAATCAAAACCATCCCAGTGCCGTCCGGTTGTTTCCCGGCTACCCTGTATTCCTTGTTATCAATACGTAATGTGTTATCACGTACAATCTCCGGTACGGATGCCAAGTCAACGAGGAATGTTGGTTTAACAGTTTCCACGCCGTTTACTAAAACAAACTGGTTTTCAAATATGCCCACGACATCCACTGTTTTATAAACAGCGGTTGTTGCGTGTTCATTGGCGTCTAAGAACGCCGTAAAATCTTCTGCCATTGGCATATTTCAAAACCTTTAAAATATTGGCGGGTTTTACCCCGCCGATATTGATTACGTAATGGTGTTGATATCTACGTTAAGTTTGACCGCGATTGTTTCGCCCGTGGTCGCACCCTTAGTTTCCATTGCAACACAACCAATTGTTGCATCACCTGTTGCCGGTGTTGCCGCATCATCATCTACTTCTAATGCGCTAACGTCCCACGTAATTGTATCGCCCTGTGTAATGTCTGCTGCATCTACCTTCGGTAAATCCCAAACACCACCAAGAGCAACAGCAATCACGTCACCGATCCCACCATCTGTAATCGGCATAACTAGAAGTTTGCCCATTACAAAAGGAATGCCAGCAGTTTGCGCCGCTAAACATGTGTGATTAACAACGTTGCCTTCACCCGAATAATTCTTACTCATTGTCTTTCTCCTGATAAGGCGGGCTTTAATCCCGCTTTAAATTAACGGGGTGACTTTAATTCACCCCGTCTCGTTTACACCGTTAATTAAGCACCAGCGTTTTTGTAACCACCACGGAAGTCATTACCAGTTGTACCGTAATCTAAACGAACCTTCCAAGCAGTACCGTCAACAGTAAAGCCCATTTGTGATTCAAGATACGGAGTTTGGTTACCATCTAGGAAAGCAATTTCCAAAGTTGGAACTTCGTTTGGATTAGCCAACAAATACCATTCGGTAGCATTCAAACGTGGGTCAGCCACAACTTTGAATGCACGACGGAAGATGTTAGGTTTCTTACTGTTGGCCTGTGATGGGTCAGTTTCAGATGCCATTAACGTATTAATAGTATCTTCTAACTCAACACCGCAAACAATAATGATCGGGCGGATATCCAAATAGTCATTCGAATCTGGATCCATCTGCTTACGCATTGCTGTACGTGCTGCACCCAACGTAACAATAGTTGGCGCTGCACCCGATCCCGCGAGGTTATTATGGGTTGCATGGAACAATGCAACACCATCAAACAATGCCGCGTTATCTGTGATAATGCCATAAACATCGTTACCAACAGTACGTGCTGCTGCACGACCCATTAAACCAGCGATACGCATGAAACCATTTAAGTCATCATTAATAATCATTTGACGAGTTAATGAAATCATCTTACCTTTTGTTTGCGCTTGGATGGTTTCTTTCTCTTCACCGAATGAACCAGACTTGTACTCACCGCCTTCTGGAACCACATCTAGTGAATTAAAAGAGCCAAGACGAATACGACTGTTAACCTTGAAATCCGGAACACTTGAAACATACGCAATGTCACGCCACGTTTCATCGAACTCACCGTAAGCACGTTGCAGTTCTTTTCCTAAACTGTTTTCTAACAGGTAAGGAAAGTCACTTGTTGAGTGGGTAAACGCTGCGCCAACAATACGCATCTTGTCCATCCCGGCCATTGAAACGTTACTTAGTTTCAGTGATGCCTTGGCAATATCTAATAACGTGTGGCCACGAAATTCATTACTGCCCTTGTCTTCAGTGTTACCCATGCGAATAGAAATGGCTTCACTTACACCGGCACGGAATTTTTCACGCTGGTCAGCGATCATTTCAATACGTACATCATCACCTGTTGGGGTTGCTTTTGTTTTCTTACCAATAGCATCCAGTAAAATTTCACGTGCCGCTTCAACTGTTGTTTCTTGGTCGTCGAGGCACTTGTCCAGTTCTACACGAAAATTATCCCCGTGTGCAGCGAACACACTACGGATTGAAGTTTGGCGCGAACCTTCTTTTGCTAATGCATCGTCAGCAGCTTGCTTGGCAATAACTTTAGCTTTTTCTTCTGCTTCGGCTTTTGCTGTTGCTTCGGCAGCTTTCTTTTGCTCTTCGGTTAATGGCATGATTGTATCCACCTTTGTTGTGTCAGCCACCGCTGACGTTTCGTTTGCCAGAAAAATATGGGAGGCATCATCAATAGCTTCATTAACAGCATTAACAATATCTTCCGCCGCATAATTTTCTGACGGTTTTTTTCCAATATACTGTGCAAGTACATGCATCGGTACGTTGTCAAACTTGTTCAGGTCGAAATTGGCTGCTACCTCAATCTCACCTGTAATTTCATCTATGAAACCGAAATCCAACGCTTCTTCAGCGTTCATCCATGTCTCTTCATTTAATAAGTCGGTAACAGTTTCTGCATCTATCCCGGTTCGCCCAGCATACGTGTTAACCATGTTCGTCGCCATCTTATCAATGATGTCCGCTGTTTTACGTAAATCCTTGGCTTCACCAAACGTGCCGCCTTGCGGGTTATGCACCATCATCAAACCGTTTGCTGCCATATTAATATGGTCACCGGACATAGCAATTAAAGAACCCATCGAAAATGCTGCACCATCAATATGCACAACTATGCGCGCTTCATGATTTTTTAATACATTATAAATTGCTGTGCCGTCAATAACAGAACCGCCGGGGCTATTGATATGTAAATTAATTAATTTAACATCACCTAACGCCTTAATATCAGTTACAAAAGATTGAGCGGTAACACCCCAGTAGCCAATTTCTTCATAGATATTAACGTCTGCCGTTTGCGCGCCTTTGGCCTGTATCGAGTACCAACTTTTCCCGATAGCTTTTTTATGTTTGCTATTAGTAGCATTGGCCTGTATCGAACGTAAATTATTCTTCGTCTTTCTCTGTTTTTTCTTCTTGGCCATTTGGAGCCTCCGTTGATATTAAACCGTTATCTTTTTCTTCCTTTGCTTCCTCGATACGTTCCTGTAATATTTCTTCTGGGTTACCATTACGGCGACGTATTACTGCCGATTTAGATGTGACACCATTTTGTAATTCTTTTTCCACACCGGCCATTTCTTTTGCTGGGTCAATCCATGTTAACGGTGGGCGCGTAAAATCAACGTTATATAATGTACTTTCGTCTATATCTGTGAAATCTTCAAGTAAACCTTGTGCAATAGCTATTTTTAGGAAATTTTCATATATAGGTAATACTTGGCGTTTAGTAAAATAACTCCATAAAATACCATAATTCATATACTGTTCAACAAGTTCTTGCCGTTGGGCAGAGTACGTACCGTTATAATTACGGGCGATGCTACTAAAACTGGTTCCTGTACCCGCTGCGGTAAAACGTAAATTCATATCCAGAAATGGTATGACTTCGTTATTTGGGCGGCTGCTATTTGTTGTTGTTACTTCCTCACCTAATTTTAAATCATCAAAAATCATGCCGGGCATAAATTCCATTTCACGGTAATCGTCACCATTTTTTGGCGCCACATACATATCCGGTGAACCTTTCTTTATAAACCCAGCCATAGCAGCCGCAACCCGTGCTGCAACCCTTTCGGATTCTTCAATAAATTTAATGTCTTCAAACCGCTGCATAACAGAAGCGAAGATAGATACCCCGCGGGTTTGACGTATACGATCAATAAGTTTTAAGTGGATAATGTTTTCAGCCGGAACACGTTTGGTTGATTGATTATCGAATAAACCTGTTGCTGTTGGTTGTGTTTTATAAATGTGATAAGCGTTAGGTCGCCCCCATTTATTTTTTTGCACACCCTGAACGATACCTTTACGGTCATCGTTTAAATTCATCGGCAGATAATCAGCCTCGATTAATTCATAAGAAAAGGCCACGATTGTTTTATGGTCTAAAGACTTCATATTACCGGGAAGTAATTGTGTTAACAATTCACCATCACGTAACCATGTGCGACATGCTATACGTTGTGCGGAGGCATCATCAAAATCACCTGTGACTTCTGGGAACCGTTCCCAATCCCTATACAAACGAAGAATTTCTTTGTTAGCTTTTTTGTGTAGCTTGCCATCTGCTGTTTTAATTTGTGGTATAGGTAAAATGCCCATGCCAACAATATTTGCAGTCAGTGTTGTCAATACACCTTTAGCCAAGTCATAATTTTGTTCTAGGTGTCGAGCATTAGCACGTAAGTTTTCCGCCGCTGCTTGTGTATCTACATCCGGGTCATTATTTGTTTTACGTTGTTTTAATGTATTGCTGGCCTGTCCGCTTTCATAGTAGGCTTGCGCAGCCTGTCTCCCCTGTAAACGGCGGACACCGTAACGAGGGAATAAGGATATGATTATGGCATCTAAAAATTTCATATAAACTTCGCCGTTGAGAAACCAGTTTTAGATTCACCAGCCGCGGCACGTTGTAAAGATGCTTCCACACTTGACCAGTATGTTAATTTTTTTGTTATATCGTCCGCATCCGCTCTAGTCAATGTACGAGAACCAATGGTATACGATTGCCCTTTTGCTACCGCTAAGTCTGCTGCCGTCCATGCCGCTAATGCTACGGTTGCATCTGTTAATGAAATTGCCATTTAATCATCCTCTACATTGAATGTAATTTCACCGAATAATGTTTGTGCTGGGGTTGAGTCTGTATCAGAAAAAACATTAACGGAATAAGATACATCAGCGACACCACCAACAAGATGAAATATAACTGCTTCACCAATAGGAACATCAACACCACTTATATTTAACACGGTTGTAGAAATCCCGATAGAACTAAAAGTTAAATCCGACGTTACATTTTCTTCAAGCGTCGGTGTCCCCGTTAATTTTTCACCAACCGCAAGTTTCCCAGAAAAGGAAACGGCAACATTTAATGCCTCGCGTATTGTTTTTTCAGGAACTTCATATGCTGTGTGACTCATTATCCCACCGTGAAATCAAACTGTACTGCAGGTATCGTATAGTATAACTGGGTTTTTTGTAAAGTAAACTGGAAATCAGCGTTAAATACAACCAGCCCCGCGTCGATGGTGGCTGTACCTGTTGCTAATACCAGTGCCGCCGTATTGGTTTGTATATTTTTCGCTGCCACCACGGAAGCGGTATTTTCGGTTAATGTTAGGGCATACGTAATTGTGGCGACGTTTACGTCATACGTAATTGTGGCGGTGCCAGTTGACAGGGTTAACGCCTGTGTATTGGTTTGTACATTTACACCCAGTTCAACAGTGGCCGTGTTTTCGGTTAATGTTAATGTGTGTGTGGTGGTCTGTACATTAACATCAAGCGCAATTGTAGCGGTATTGGTTGCGAGTGTTAACGCATCCGTATTTGTTGTTATGTTTACACCCAGCGATATATCCGCGGTGTTGGTTGCGAGTGTTAACGCATCCGTAATACCTGTTACATTTATATCGTTTGATATTGTTGCAGTATTCTCAGCTAACGTTAATGCACCGGTAACACCATCCACGTTCACATCTAAAGCAATAGCCGAAGTGTTTTCTGTTAACGTTAAAGCATGTGTATTCGTACTAACGTTTACACCTAATTGAATATCCGCAGTGTTCTCGGTTAACGTTAAAGCATCCGTATTTGTATTAACGTTTACATCAAGCGCAATCGTGGCAATGCCGGTGGCCAATGCTAATGCTTTTGTAACGGCCTGTACATTTACTCCCAGTTCAACGGTTGCGGTATTGGTAACCAATGACAGGGCTTTAGTAATGGCTTGAACTGTAACATCATAAATAATTGTTGCTGTGTTAGATACCAACGTCAATGCTTTAGTTGTGGTTGTAACATTTACATCATAAATAATTGTTGCTGTATTTTCTGTTAATGTTAAAGCATCCGTGATAGCATCAATATTTGTATCCGCACCAACTTCGATGGTCGCTGTATTTTCTGTTAGTGTTAAAGCATCTGTAATGCCCGTAACATTCACATCATTGACAATCGTCGCAGTGCCTTCCGTTAATGTTAAGGCATCAACAATAGCAGTTATGTTTGTATCACCACTAGCAGGAGTATAAGTAATCTCAACTTGGACAGCGGATACATCAAACTGTTCGACTGTGGGTTTACCACCCTGTATGGTGGTAAGTTGGACTTGCATACCGTCAAGCTGTGCCGCTGTCCAGTCAATGTCCCAACCCACAGCATCCACTAAAGTATCTGTTGCGAAAGAAGCTTGAACGCTACAATTTTGCTGTGTTCCTTGTGCTGTGCCACCTATTAATAAATCAACGGCTACGTTACCCACGGGTAAACTTTCTTGACTTCTAACTTTTATAACAACAGCAGTTACAGTATCTGCATCGGTTATAGCACTGTCATCTAAATCAATTACTATTACTTCGCCTTCACCATCAGCAGCAGTAGAAATCATATCGCCATCATTAGGCGAGTCTGTACCTTCATCTATATCTAGATAACTACCAGTTGCCCAACCTGAGTCATCACCATTAGGGTATAATATCTCTAAAGCCATTACTCATTCACCCATTGTAAACAGCATTTACCAGTGTTACGAGTTGATGGATAGAATTGTGGCCACTGCTTGCATACTGAAATAAAATCATCCACACCTGTCGTATTAGGCCGTGCACTGGATTCTACATCAGGTATCAGGTCACTGTTGCGCATAAGTTCGCACCCGTTATTAATATGATAAATACAATCTATTTTATCTTTGTTAGGAAATCGCGGGGCGTCCTTACAGCATTGCCCGTCACAATCCCTAACCCTTACTAACTTCACGCAGCAACAACATCGATCAATGCTTCAATATCACTTAACTTAGCCCGTAACGTTGCTGTATCCCCAGTAGTACGACTAGAGTACGTGAAATCTACATTAGGTCTATCGTATGTATACGCCCGTTGCGTTAAGTTAAGTTCAATTTCATCCAACGCCGCATCGAACGCAGTTCTTATAGCCGATAGGTCTTGTTTAATATTAAGTACCATTTCGGCATTGCCAATACCGTTCGTTAGATTAATATCACTAGCCCCACCCTCTGATGTTGTTAATGTTAACGTCCCAGCAGCCGCATCAACAGTGCGCACGAAGTAATTTGTAACCTCTGCCAAGCCTCCGGGTAAAACACCTTCCGCAATCACAAAATCAACACGGTGGTCTGTTTTGAATTTATGATTAGTGGGTAGATTAATTATCTTATCTTGAGCTGCGTTAATATCGTCAGTACAGTTAAAAGAAAAAGATAACCCGCGGTAGCGAGCATACTCATCATGGAAATCGGGGGTACGTCTTATTTCATTAACCCGTAATTCACTGTTAGCGAAAAATTTCCATACGCCCACAATAACACTATCATCAACATTACCTGCTGCCATAAGAATACGGTTCTCTCTGGCGACACGTTCCGCAGTGATAAGTATGGAGTTGAACTCCTTTAATAAATCCGCCATAGGTTTATCGTGTGACGAACTTGTAGGTATTCCCGGATTAGCCATTGCCGTATCTCCTTGATTAAAAGTTTATTGTACCTCCCAGTATATAAACTTATGTAATTGTGAAGATGCCGCCCGCTGGCCACGTGATTGTTAACGCACCGGCACTCATGTCAATCGGGCCAGCTAGTTCAACGAATGCGATTGCTTCATCTGTAGCATTCGTATCGTTATAGATTAAACCCCACCAAGCGTCAACATCATTGGAACCATTCTGCGCCCACGTTGGATTCGTTGTCGAGTCAAACGTCATAACACCCGCTGCTTCCGTTACTAGCGTTGCTATATTGCCAAGCGATAAACCGCCTGCTACATATGAACCCGCTACGCCAACTTCAGTATAGTCACCAAGTTCAGGCGTTCCATCTGCTGCTGTTGGGGCTAACGTGTTATCCAAGATAGCACATTTAATATCATCTGTGCTTCCATAGTCACCGTCCAATAGTTTAGCTTTCGCTTCGTCAAATACTGTAATATCGCCTACGGCCATGATCTTATCCTCTTGTTAAAAAATTAATTACGGTTCATCCACCCAGTTTGTCTACGCCCGGATACTCTTTGTTGCGCCACGTTACCTGTCTGTCTTTTTCGTGGCCGTGGTTTTGAAACTTCCATTGGTTCATCCAAGTCTGGGTTCAGTAAACCAAGTGCCGCGTAATTATACGCCCTGTTATCACATGCTTCATTACGTGCCCGTGTTTTGACCCACTCGCGGCGGGGGAACCCTTTTATAAATTTAGTTACTAATTTCTCAGCTGTCAACTGGTTAAAATATTCTTCGTCGTAAGTCATGGGGAAATGGCTATACCCCTCACCCAGTTCTAGTTGATTTAAGGAACTCAACATCGTTGCTTTAGCTGTGTCCACCCCGACAATTATTACTTTACGTTTATGTGGGTAACCAATAATATCGCGGGGAATAACGATTGGTCGCCCTTCACCAGCCATACCTTTAATCGCATAGAACCGTGTAATTGGTCGGGTGGCACAGTAATTATAAACCACCTGTGTATGATGTCCACCTGAGTCAATGCACCCTGCTGAAATTGTTAGTGGTATATCCAGTTCGTTAATATAGTCACGGGTCAACACACTTGTTAAATCATCCCATACTTCATGGTGGTCTGGGTCGCCCATTAAAATGCCGTACTTAATTCCCCAGTTTTCTTTTCCAATTCCCCAACCGACAACCTCATACTCTAAGCGGTCACCCTGCACATCAACGCCGATTGTTAATACCTTTACTTCAGCCGGTACAAATTCATATTCTTCACGGCGTTCGTATAAAGCATGTGGGTCGCTGGTCGCACCTTCATCCTCCCACGTTTCTCCAAGGGATGTGTTAACCCATGTTTTTAATAATTCCGGGTTCTTTTTAGACACCAAGAAATCATCAACCAATTCCTGCCAACGTCTCCAACCAGAATATAATTCGTTAATGTGAAAACCAATCACACCGTTATTGCTATGGTTGCCGGCTTTATAAATTGGTTTTTGTTGTGCCTCATCTTCGTAACCAACAACGTGCCGCCATTCGCCCTTGGCAACCATGCCGTTTTTTTCACGCTCTTCAATAATGCACCCATGTATATCACAAGCGTAATATGCATCCTTATCACTGTCTTTGTCCCACTGTACATTCGCCCACGTTAAAATCTGGAATTCACCACAATGCGGACAGGGTACGAAGTATCTCCCTTGGCTAGATTCTGCGTACGCTGCTTCAATACGACTGGCACCTTTAACTGTTGGCGTGCTAGTTAAAATAAGTTTGCGATTGTAAAACGTAGTCGACCGTTTACGTGCTAGGTTAACGGGGTCACCTTCCGTCCCCGCTGATGTTGGATACCTGTCTACCTCGTCACATAACACATCACGTATTGGCCGTGAAGCTAATGACGCCGGTGAGTTGGCACCGGACATTGTTATATGGCCTCCAGGAAATGTTTTGTGCAATAGTGTATTACCGCTATCCCGTGAACGCGGGTCTTTGACTGTGTTTTGCAATCTCGATGTATCACGTAACATGGGGGCTAACCTGTCTTTTGACCAAGCGTGTGCCATGTCTAATGTTGGTTGCAATAATAAAACAGGGCCAGCGTTCTCGGATATGATATACCCAACAATGTTGTTTATGATTTCGGTTGCCCCAACCTGTGCAGATTTCATTACAATAATCGTGTGCACAGTTCTTATATTATAAGCATCCATAATGCCCTGTTGAAATGGGGCACGGCTAGTCCGCCACTGTCCGGGCTCGGCACTGGATTCGGCGCTCAACTTCCGGTATTTATCAGCCCACTGAGTGACTGTTAGTTTCGGAGGTGGTTTCAGTACTCGGCGCGCTTTCTTGTCTATGTTGTTTATATTCATCAGGCATCCCGTCTCCGGATAATTCTTCAAGGGCTTCTAATAGAAATGCTTCCAGTTTTTCTTCCACGTCAGGGATACTGGTTGCATTCAATGCCACTGCTGCGGCGCGTGTTGGTATGGCTAATATCTTCGAGCGGAAAGCAACGAATAAATTTTCCCAGTGCTCGGTGACTGTGTCGGTTGAGATTAGCTCCCCTTTCATCTTTTTGTATTCTAGGTCGGCTTTGTCGGCTTGCAGTTTAGTTAACCTGCTTTTCTCCCGCTGTATGTCTGGGGCATTACCCGAGCGGTTAGCCGCCTCTTTCAAACGTAACTGGACAACCTCACGAATATCATAATAAACCCTGTTACCAGTGGCGCCCTTCTTCTTTTGTTGCTCCATATTCCATAGGCCAATGGCTTGTGTACTAACGCCCATGACCTCGGCTGTGTCTTTACGGTTGAATAAAAAATCTGTTTCACTCTTCATAGTCTACACCGCCCCAGCGAATTAAAGTTGTTCATATCGGCCTATCACTAAAAAATAACCGCGCAGCGAATTACCCGTAGCGTTCAGTCTTTGGGAGTACCTTTTTAAATTAATCATCTGGCTGTACGTAATGCTAAACGCAAACGCTTCTCGAAATGTTTTGTTATGTTCTTACGTACCACACCAGCAACAGTCTTATAGAAGTCGAACTGTTTAGTGTATGCCGCCCGTGTATGATATGCTGCTATAAGAATAATCTTCGGGTTTCTTTTACCACCACGTCGTTCCCATATACCCTTCACACCATTACGTTCTGCTGCGAAACGTTTCTTACCTCTGGTTAGTCCTGCGCTGTGCTTACCGGGAATATTACCGTACTTGTTAAGACGAGCATTGACAGGTACTAGAACACGCCCGACTTCTTTATCCTTACGTGTTCCCCCTTCGATTTGGAAGCGTAGGTATTTCTCTTGTATCTTATTCACATATACGTATGCTGTTAGTTTGTTCTTATGTGAGCGTTGGACTGTAAAGCCGCGCAGGGTGAATGGTGTTGGTCTATCTAATTGCTTCCTAGCATTAGTACGTAATGCTCTTTGTGACTGGGTAGCTGTGTCGTTAATGGCTTGGGATGCTGCAAAAGGTATTTGCTTGCGGGACACGTTGTCCATGTGTTTTGTTAACTTGGAAAAATCGGCCTCCACTCTTATCACGGTATATGTACCCCTGTATCAATGGGGTAAATATACACGATAAACTGTGTTTTTGTATACAGGGGTTTTAAATTACACGTTTTTTATTAATTACACCCTTAAAAATGCCAGCAGGATAGTTATATAACAGTTTTATTTTTTGTATAAATAGTACTCCCTTACCCAGTAACACACATAACTTGAAATAAAATATTAGTATAATTCCCTTCTAATACTGAAGTAATACAGAAAAACGTTTTATTTATCATATGTTTATTAGAACTATTAGTACTATTAGCACTTTTGTTTTTATTTTTTTTATTTTTTTTACTAAAAAATTTCCCTATATACCAATAAACTAATAACCCCGTAAAACGTCAACCAAACTGTCCCACTCCACCATGTTTTCCCAACCTCTAACCGCGAACCGTGTTGTTTCAACGTATGGCAACGTGTTAATAACCTGTGCCCCCTCCCAGTCAAACAACCAATAAGAACGGTCAACCTGTAACAGTAACCAGCAATTATCCCCAGCACTGCCACGACGTTTTAACCAAAATCGCTGCTCCGGGGTATAGTGTTTTATTTTAAAAATGGTCGTGTCACGTACTGGTGGTTTATGAACATGTTTTAATTCTATCCAACCGCCACCACCACGTAACAAAACATAACTTACATCGGGCACACCCTTATTTAATAAATCTTCATGCCGGTCGAATTCCCCGTACTGTTTCATGTTCCTCTTAAACGTTTGCCAAAGGCTGTTCTCACTGCCCATTATAGTCGCCAACAAGTTTGCGTGCTACTTCCCATGCAATCGGCTTACGTTTCTTATAGTCATCTGTATCCATAGCCGAGTCCTTCATATTTTTTAACGTGACCAATTCTTTTAACGCATCCTCCAATGCCTTTACTTTTATACATGCTGCATCAAATGGATGCGCCGATTCTAAAAGCAATTGACTTGCTGGTTTTTTTAATAGTTCTTCCCGTTCTATTTTTTCCAATTTATCAAAAAACTTATTGAACTCTTTATCGCCCATCATAATCCCCCACCAGAATATCAAGCGCCAACATACTCGCATGTTTACGACAAAGACATTTCCCTGCTATTTTATAGCTAGCATAATTACCGCAACTCGTTGGTGCTAAACCCCCGTGTGATTCACTCCACTTCGCGCTTTTATATTTGTACGCCTCAAACTGTAAAGTAGCCTCGCATTGTACTGGCATGTTCGTTAGCGTTGGTTTTAATTTTACCGCTTCAGCGAGGGTTTCTTTACGTTCAACATTATCCCAGTGTTCCGATGTACAGCACGGGCAGCGTGATATATGTGGGCAATCAATTTCGTTACAGTGTCTTTTCTTTGGCATCACTCACCGCGTTAAATTAAGCTCGGCACAA